GTTCCATGATGCCTCCTAAGTTTCGCGGGTGGGTGTCAGGCGTAACGTTTTAATGACTCCCGTTCGGTTCGCCATCATCGCTCCATGATGCCTCTCCTACCCTAGAGTTCCCACCCGAAACTTTGCAAGGGTGACTTAATAATGATATCACGCTCTCTTTCCTCTTTCAATCATCATCTTTTCTGTGGTACAATTTTGATGGACCTCTAGGAGGGTCTTAAAATGGCTACCAAGAAAGCAGCAAACGAATCTAAACCGGAATGGCAACCCATTCCCAAGATGGCCCTGAAAGCTATGGGGTCGAATGGTAAGGAAGCTGTGAAACAGGGAAAGAACGTTTATATGGGACGTATCTACGGTGAAGCGCAAGCGGTGAAGACGAAAGAAAACCGCTCCGGTGATATGTACTCGTATTTGGTGGGTGAGTTTCGCTCGATCAATGGAAACGGTGAGAAGTTTGAGAGTGGTATTTTGTATCTTCCTGGCAAGCTCTTTGAAACCGTTGAATCCATGCTGAAATCTGCGGACGGCAAAGCAGTACGTTTCGCTTACGATATCTATTCCACGGTGGATGAGAAATCGAGTGTCGGTTACTCGTATGCGGCAAAAACTCTCATCAAAACTGAGGCATCGAACCGGCTGGAAGAAATGACGGCAGAACTAACGGAAAAGAAGTAAGACTTCAAATCGCGACGCCCCGGCGGACTACACCAGAAACCGCCGGGGCAATTTCAGCTTTCCCAAACAGAAACAATCCAGCCGCGATCAGTAGCAATCCCAATACGAAACCTCCTACCCTGCCCCAACTGAATCCACTTAAAGTGTTACCAAACAGACCGCTCGAAACAGCTTGTGAACCTGGTGCAGTTCCAAATAAGCCTGCTCCGATTCCTGAGGTAGGTTGCCCCGGCATTGGACCACCTGTTAAATTGTTAAGCGTCGAAAAGAGACCTTGTAAAACAGAGTTCTGATTTGGGTTTGTGGTTGTTGATTGTGTAGGAATCCCGAGTAACGAAACTTCAGATGGTGTGAGGTTCAAACCAGGGCTAGGTAATTGATTCAGTACATCACTACCGTTATTGAGTCCAGCCAACCAATCGTTATAACCGGCTAATGCCGATGGCGTTGAATTTTGAGACGTAGGAGTAGGAGGCGTCGGAAGGTTACCGATCCCACTCAAAACGATTGGTTGTATAGGTGATGACAAATTAACTCGTTTTTACAGAGCTGCGAAAACCTCTACGATATGACAACCCAATTCCAGTCAAGTTTGGAGCTGCCGGAACTGTCGTTTCGTTGTAGGAGTTCGATTCTTGTGCGTCAAATCCTGCCTGTTGAATACCGTCCCATGGCGTTACACCAGCGGATTTGATATTCGCTGCCCAAGTCGCGATCACACCAGGAGGCGCACTATTCACCAGAGAGCGTCTGGTAGGTGCAAGGCATCCCCCGTCCCGGTTGCGAGCCGCTGCCGTCGCACAGTCTGATGGATTCGAGTGAGAGCCTCCACCACAACCGCAATTGCTTGTTTTGGTGGGCTTGGTAGACGTTTGCATGGCGCGTGAAATTGGCCCTTGATTTGACATGTAAAATTGCGGTTGAGGATATCCCGGAGAAGGATTGGCAGGTCCAACCGCGAACTCTTGAGTATTCGAGCTGTAATTAGGTACTCCAGAAGCGGAGCTTGATGGTATGTTCTTTTGTACCGGTGACGGTGTAGGAGCTGACACAGTGGATTGAATGGGAGGAGGCGCAAAACCGGTTGTAATTCCGGTACCACCGTTGGAACCGTTATTTTCTGTGACAATTGGTTGAGCTACTACGGTACCGGGTTTTTTGTAGGCCAAAACACCGATAGCAGCTACAGCGGCGGCAACTAACAAAACAACAGGCATAAATTTATCCTTCCGAAACGATAGGTTCTGGGCCAGTTGGGCTTGTGGTCCGAATTGGCGATGTTGGTTTTTTCAAGATCGGGGCAATAGGTGAATGGATCGGTGCAACAGGACTCACAATTCCAACCGGTTTTGAAGGCGCTGGTGTAGGCGTCGAAACAGGCGTCACAGGTACTCGCACAGGTGCCGTAGGTGTATTCACACTCGGAGGATTTGTACCATTGCCGGTAGATGGTAAAACTGTGGTCAATAATCGTGTTGTTGGAACAGGTGATGTATAAGGTTGCACTGATTGAGTCGCAACAATTCCGGTATTAGAAAGTGTGCTAGGACGTGAGCCGGTTGGAGTTGAATTGGATGATGGTGCTACCGGTGTCGGTCCTGTAGGCGTCGTCGGTTCTGTCGTTGGTAAAATAAACGCTGGAGGCAACCCTTGCGCCTCTAATGTTTCATTCACTACCGTAGGATCGGAACCTTCATACGCAATAAATGCAGGCGTCGAAACGTTATCGGCATTTTGGATGCCTGTTCCACCTAGTGTCAAACTGTTCCAGTATTGGTCAAATTCTCCCTGGTTATAACCAGGTTCACTTTCAGCAGCAGCTTCATTGAGAGTGTAATTAAAGCTTCCAAAAGCATCACTGCCCCATGCAGAAGGATTTGCGTCACCCGCTTTCAATGCCGCCGCTTGTGCCGCCGACGTTCCAGGTCCTCCAAATTTGCCGGTTCCTGTTGTACCTGGTGTGACGCCTTGTGAAAGTGAAACATTTGCCGGTGCTACCGGTGATGGTGTCGATTGAATGGTACTAGAAAAAGGGCTTGTAGATGTCACAGAAGATCCACTGCCCGATGGCGATGCACCGGTAGTAACAGGTGTGGAAGTAGGCGAATTGATGTTGATTAAACCAGGGCTAGAAGCGGTCGTGCCGGAACCGCCGCTAGCGGCACTTTGCTGAGAAGCAAGAGAATTTTCGATAGCCTGTTGTGCCGCTTCATCTTGAGCGGCTTCATTCGCTGCATTGTTTGCAGTTTGATTTGCAGCATAGCCTTGATACCACTGATAAAAGTAGTACAGACCGATGATGCCGCCACCGATGAAAAACCACGTCTTATGTTTTTCAAAGAATTCTTTCATCCTAAGATTCCAGCAGCAGCTTTTCCGACTCCTGAAAAGAGGTTACCGACTCCACTTAAAATACTGGCCAAATTTGTGCCGGTTCCAGGTTGGCCTTGAATTGCTGCGACACCAACACCAGGTTGTCCGATCAATGAACTGAGAACGGCAGTTTTGTTGTTAGGTCCAAGACTCTGTGCAGAGTCCAAAATTTGTTGCTCGAATCCTTGCTGACTTTGTTCTGCTACGTCTTGCTGGTTAATTTCAGCTTGTGTTTCCTCCTCATTTGCGTTGATCTCATTATTGTAGACGTTTTCTGTTGCCGCTGTTGCGTTGTTGGTTACACCGGCCTGCAATTGTGCGAGCTGAGTAGTGACACCAGCTTGGATGTTTGCCAAGTCTTCATTGGCATTGAGCTGCGAATTGGTAGCTGCTAACGATGCTGCCGTAGCATCAGTATAAGCAGAGAGTTCGGTTGCGTTGTTATTATTGTTGGCCTGTAATTGATCGTTCAATCCCACAACCTGTGTGGACTGTTGATCTAGGTAAGCTTTCAGTGCCGCCGCTGTATTGGTGCTGTTAATAGCAGCGCTAGTTGAATCGATATTTTGTTGTTCCGAAAGTGCCGCCGATGTCTGTTCATTTGTAACACCGGCTTGAGTAGTCGCCAATGCCTCTTGCCCTTGCGCTTCGATTTGAGCAAGTGCCGCCGCTGTTGTGTATTGATCGGCGGTTTGGGTAGTCTGTGCGCTGGCTTGAATTTGAGCAGCTTGTACAGCCGCTTCATATTCTGCGTTGGTGGAAGAAGCACTCGCGCTGGTTTGTGTATTGGCGGCACCAGCCGCGAGCTGTGCTACAGAGACCTGCCCTTGTGTCTGCACCTGGAGTGCTTCCAGTTGAGCGTTCAATTGTTGAGTCTGTGCGTTTGCGGCTGCTGTGGTATTACCTTCCTGAACCTGTGCCGCGAGCTGTGCTTCAGCGAGTGAATCATCTGTACCGGAAGAGGATGCCGCCGATGAGCTGCCGGAACTCTTCAAAATAATGAAGAGTACAATCAGAGCCAAGATTCCGCCACCGGCAATATAAGGATGTTGTTTAATCCACTCCATTACAGTTGATCCTCTTCACCCTCATAACTGAGAGGTGTCGTATCGAAACTGCCAGCTTCCAATCCTCCAATGCCGTTCATTTGTACGGTAGCGTTAGCGTACACTTGCGGCGGTTGAATTGGATTGAAGGTGTTTGGTTTGCGTAAAAATGCATTGCCCCAGATTGTAACTAATGGGAGTTCAAAATTTGGTTCAAAAACCCAATTACCGGCACCTGGCGTAAAAAGATCGCCTTCGTGAAACTGATACAAAGGTGTGCCGGAATCACCGTAAGTTTCAAAGGCACTAGCAGGAGACCCACTACCGAACTCACCTGCTAAAATGCGAGTATTCGCACCACTAACAGGCTCGGATGGAATACGAGTGCGTAACGGTGGAGCAGTTCGGGGCATGAGAAAAGCTTCCTACAGATTCGACAACCCTAGACCTGCACCACCACCTGTGAAGGAACCGAGACCACCGGAACCGGTCACAGGAGAAAGAGCTGTACTAAGTGATTGTGAAAATGCTTGACCACCAGATTGAATCACATTTGATGTGTTAGCATTTTTCGATACCAAAGTGGCGATAATCGCAACACCTATGATACCTGTTAAAACGGTTACTACACTTGTGATAAGTTGATCTGACATCAGTTTTTTCCCCCTCTACAAAATTGTGTTTTGAAGACCAGCTCCACCTAACGGATTAAAACTGGAACTCGATACCGGAGCAGTGGCAGCGCCTAAAATTGTTGCAAACCCTTTTGCACCTGCTGTTAGTACATTTGCAGTTTGAGCTTGACCGGAAACGAGTGTTGCAATGATAGCTACTCCAACAACTGCTGTTAAGACGGTAACGATTGCCGTAATAGTTTTATCGTCCATTTTTTCTCCTAAATATAACTCTCGTTCAAAATATCGTAGCTCGGAGAAGACCCTGAATCCGTTGAAACGGGTGATGATAAAACAGGGTTGTTGAAAACAGGCAATGGATTATCACTGGTAACTTGCTGCCCTAAAGCTGTGCCTGATGGTTGGCCGGAAAGCAAGTCTTGTAATGGATCGGAACTCCCGAAAGGTGATCCGAGTCCTGTTGATGGTATCAGCGATTGGCCGCTTGCTGTCGTTGCTGAGGAGGATGAGGTTTGCGAAGTTCCAGGTGCCGCCGCAATAGAAGGTGTAGCAGCTTGTGTGGTCCCGAGTGCCGTAGTGAATTGTTGAAAAAATCCTCCACCAGTTCCAGTTGTAGGATTGCCACGCTTCAAAAATAATACGATTACAACCAGCGTTATAAATGCTGCAGAAAGTGGTTTAAGTTTTGGAATGTATCCAAGAGCACCAATAATAAGGATAGACATCGCCCAGAAGATGAAATTGTTAGGTCCTGTGAAATCACCGGCTAAAAGTGTGTACAATGCAGATTGCGTATTTCGTGCCGATGAAATCAGCAATGCAGTGCCGACGATGATAAGAAGGAAGGGCATTTACAAGCCAACAGTTGCCAAATACGATTGCAGCTCGCCTTTCACTGTGATAAACACGATGAAGCCAATCAGTAGACCAAAAGCGATGATGCTGGATTGACTCATTTTTCTATCAAGTATTTCATAGTGAAATACAGCACCAATCCATAGATGATTGCAATGAGCATCACGTCCGAAATGGCATCATGATAGCCATGAAAATAACTGGATCGTAACAGATCACTGCGATTGATCGTGAAAAACACAGCTCTTTTAGCTTCTGTTTGCGGTGTTGCATCCGCGACGGGAGGTACAACTTCCGGTTGTTTTTCAGTGATGGTTTCTTGTTCCATTGTAATAACTCCCGAGTTAAGACTTGCGGGGAGTGAGTCTCCCGACAGTCATGTTAGCGAGCATGGGCGCGAAGTAGTCGATAAGGATACCCAATATGACCAGCGCCAAAATGTGCCACCACTTAATTGACATTTTCTTTCTCCTAGTCGGTAATTGACATCAAAATGTGATTCCAAAACCAAGCGGCAATCACAAGCAAGCCAACGAATAAGACCCAATTCAAAGCACTCCCACCAGAGGTAAAAGGTTGCTTGGCCCATCCGATCACACTCGAAACGAATCCCGTTCCGGTAGCTGTCGCATTTGTCGTTGGCATATTCTCCTCAATTTCAAAGGGCACCGAATCACCATCACGAAACTCGATGCCCCGACTCTACAAGCCGCAACGTAACCGGCAATTACGATGCCGCGAGAGATCCAGCTTGGCTCAAGGTTTGAACCAGCGCAAAATCTTCGTAGCCAGCGAGTACATAGGCGCCAGCGCCCGCAGTAATCGCGTTGAGAATCGTCTCCATGTTTCCGTATTGCACGGTTGAGATAGGCTTTTGCCGCGAGCCAAAATAGTACGCACCTGGTGGCATGTCACAACCTAAGTGATTGCGCGTTTGCAGCGCGATCAAACCAGGTTCTTTTTTCCAGATGTTTGTGAAGTTCGCCGATTGCAGTGCCCAATAATTGATGTCCGCGCCGACGCCACGTGCACCGGTCGATCCAGTGTTCACATACACCATGGTAGCCGAAAGAAAATCGCGGAAGTTGGAAAACTGCATGGGAAAATCTTGGCCAGAAGTGATCGACGTAAAAACGGTGTTTTTAAACTCGTAAATAGTGGCAAGATCCAGGATCGGAAGAAGCACACCGTTTTGACCTTGTGGAAGTTGGTCCCAGTATTCCTGATATACCGTAACCGTCGATTGAATATTGATGTTCGCTGCTGTCTGTCCTGTCGCGCCCTTGTAAACAGCCAGCGTAGAATCGGTTCCAGGAAGGGCGCCGATTCTGGTGTTGAAAGTGAGATTGAGCTGCATCGTTGCGTTGACAACGTTCGCGTAAACTGCCCCGCGAAGATCATCATCAGAATACGCGAGCGGTACCCAATACCACATTGTCACGGTTCCGGTGTCACCAGCGGCAATAGCCGTAGCCGGAGGCGTCGAACCGACAGCAGAAATTTGAGCAACCCATGATGCTCCGTAATTGATTGGGGTTTGCATACCCGTCTGCGTTCCACCAGGTGTAGAAGGAAAAACACCATCGGAAATGAGTGACATTCCGAATGGTCGCCGCGCTTTGATGGCATTGATGAAGGCAAGATGCCAGCCAGAAGTTTGAATGCGTGTGTTGTTATTCAAATCGTTGAACTGAATCTGAGACAACAAATTCGCAGCGCCGAAATCGGTGAGATCCGATGTGTCCGTTGAATCAGGGTTTTTAATCGTCGCTACGATCTTGACCCAAAATCCTTTGATGAGTCCCACATTGCGCGGAATAATGTTGACTTGCGGCTGGAAGCTTGAAACGTCCACCGTTCCGGTGCCGCTGCCATATGTCTGTGAAAAAATTTGTTGTGTCATCAGCACAGCTTTCGCTTTGATAGCGGAGCGTGCGATTTGATTGAGCTGCGATGGCGAGAGCTGTTTTTGCCCTCCTCCCGGTGGTGTTGCTGCGGTTCCCATTTTTTCCTTCCTTAAAGGTATCCTGTCCCAGGACGGTTAAAACAACGGTTACAATCCAACAGTCTTAGCCGGATTTGATCCGGTTTGGTACTGCAAAAAGAAGTGAAAAGCAATCGCTCCAATGAAGACCATCAAAATTACAACGATCCAATTCATTGGGTTTTTCAACAGCTCAAAATTGATGATCTTCACAAGGTCACCTTATGAGCTTGGCGTTGCCGCGCCTTTTTTCTGTTGGTAGATTTTCGCAATCGCGCCCAGAATGGTGAAGCCAAGCGCGACCATCAGGAGTACAGTGATCCAGTTGGCTGGTGTCCAGCTAATGATAGTCTCATCCGCCATGATGCCCTTTCGAATCCGGCCTAGCTGGTTTCCACCTTGTGAGTGACTAAGCCGGATCTACCGCGCTTCTGTACAAGTGCTATCAGTATACTCCTCGGAGCCGTCCCGAGCAAGTCACTTACCGGTCTTCAGTTTCTTCTTTAAGTCAGAAATTTGTTGCCGGATTTGAAGCTTTTCTTTCTTGTCGTCTAATTCTTTCATTCTTTCCGCGAGTGTTCTAGTCTTGCGCGCAACTGCCGTTTTGCGAGCCATAATTTTGTATTAGATAACCTTTCTTAGTTTTTGGAGTTTGAGATCAAAGGTGTCAAGAATCGCGTCCTTATCAGGCATCGAACGCAACATGACCAAACTTCTAGCACGAACATCATAGTAATAACTATGACGTAAAGGGAGAGGCGTTGAAAGATCCTGCGGTACATACTGCTCCACCGTTTGTAAGTCTTTTCTAGAGTTCAAATGAAACACTTGAAAAAATTGCGATTCACTGAATACAAAACGATCCAACCAAACGGGACGTTGACAAAGAACAATCATAGGTATGTGCTTCGATCTACCCTGTGTAAGTAGCATGCGAAAGCCACGGTTGCCGTTCCCAAGCATGTATCCTTCGTCAATGAAAACACCAGTATTCTCTGTGGACCAGATTTTCCACATTTGAATTTCAACCAAATCTTCCTGGTCTGCGTTTGGCTGTACAATGTAGATCCCCGGTCTTGTAGGTATTGGATCGGTAACCGAGAGGCGATACGCTCCAGGTATCTCGTTAATGAACTCCTCCATTTTGAAGTCATAAACGATCCATGGTTTGACATCATAATTTCGACGTGATAAATGCCACATACCTGCATGCGTCTTACCGCTGCCGGTAGCTCCGATAATGGCAATTCTATCCTGATCCCCCGGTAACTGCATTACATCACCGAAATATCGTCTACTCCCGATGGATTCATTTGTGAAGGCACTTCCACCTTTGCCGCCGGTGCCGGTTGAGGACCTGGCCCAGGTGGATCACGTTTTGGAACCTCACGAATTGGTGTCACAGGTGCCGATGGTTTCTTTGGAGTAGATTTGTAGATTGCTACGGCACGAGTTCCATAGATGGTGCCCAAAACAACGCAAAGATTAGCGATAGCAAGTTTCTTTGGGTCAAAAACCATGGGATAATATTGAGCCACGTTCTTGATTGCATCCGAAAGACGCTTTGCTTCTTCTGCATCGATTTCGAGTTCTGGAACTTTCAGAATTGCCGCGCCCATCAAATGAACCGAGAAAAGCAGATCCTCTAAATGTTCTGTTATAGAACCTTGCGGCGGGCTTTTTGGGATATTCTTGGAGCCTCTGGGCCTTCCTCTACGGGGCTTGTCTCCGGTGATGCTTCCACCGTTATCTGTGAGATCGATGGGACTGATGATGTCGAATCCAGACTCACTTTCAGTTCTGTTATTTGTAAGCGTAGATTTCTCAGCTCCTCCCGTAGGCTCTGAATTTCTCCCGAGTCCGATCCACTCCGAGCTAAGGCCGCTGAGATCGTTCTGCTTTCCGTTTCCAACGCTATCAATTTTTCGCGTAGCCATTGTGTGTCCTCTAAAATCTTGTCAGCAACAGTTGATACTTCCTCAACTTCACTTTCAAGTTGTTCCGTTGGTACGTTTTCTGTTAGGTTGTTTGGTGCCGGTGATATCGGCTCCAGGTAGCTGCCGGTGTCCGAATCCATCGATAACCTCCTGTAACATTTTTCGTTGTAATTGCATTTCAGTTTCGAGAGCCTTCAATCGCACGTCGTAATTCTGAAGTGCGTTATTGACGACTACAATACCTTCCTTAACAATTCCAGGGATCTTTGGCAACAGTTCCTCGATTGCCTTTACATCCGTCTCTGGAATATTGATGCCCAATGCCTTGAGCATCATTTGCAAACCCTTCATAAGTGCCTCCTATTTTAAGTGTTCCAAACTACACCGGCAACCGGCACATTGATTAGGAACACAGGAATCACGTCACTGCCGGAAGTGTTCAAAAAACGAATCTTTGGCGGATTGGGACACAAAACAGAGTAATAACCCTGTGTGCCTGCTTTTGCCATCACATTTTGATTGGTTGAATTGAAGATGATTGTCAGATCATCGGTTGCCGCCGACGCATCGACATAGACAGTTTGAATCATCGAAATGAATGCTCTCGATTGAAGGTTCTGTAAGTCTAAATCAAATTCACCCGCATTTGCGAAATTCAACAAGAGCGGTATCGCTTTAGGTCCTTCATCAGGAACCGTCTGATTGGTAAGTTCTGAAACCTGTAACGAGTTTTGATCTAGAATCGCCATGTTAATTCTCCGGTTTGAAATTCATCATTCGATATGCATCCGGTAAAACAATCACCACTAAATCTGTCTGCGAAATGATCGCTACAGTTGGCCCTGCCGGTGGCACCACAGAAGCTTTTGGGAGTGCCGCTCCAAGCTCCACTAACCCGAGCTGTGCCGCGCCCAACTGTGCCGACGCGCCAATCATTCTACCTTCCCATATGTTATCACCTTGCCGGTGAGAATTGGGTGAACCGCAGGTTTCTTACATCGAATTTGACGCGCGAATTTGCACATGGAACCGGCACTGTTAGGCATCGACAAAAATCCAAGTGATCCGGCATCAATAAAAGCAGCTCCGGTTACAGTGACCGACGGACCTAGCCACCACACCGAACCATCAAAAATGAATCCAAATTTAGAACCGGAAAGAAGCACTGGATAGATAGCAAAAAATTCCATCGCACCGGTAACTAAGATTTGAGAGCCAAAACCAGAACCAGGATCAACATATTGAAATGTGTTCGTACTTGACAGCACGAATAATACAGCACCAATCCCCGCTGCTCTTGTGACGTTCCAATATTGAAAGCCTGCTCCTATGTTGACATCTTGCTCAACCAAGCTCATGGTCGAAACTGGCCCTTGCCATACGTTCAAAATTTCTGTTGATTCATCGGCGTTCCATGCGATGATGATATTCGATCCATCGGAAAATGCCGCCGCGAACTGGAACGCTGAAGTTCCAACACTACTAATAGTTGTTAAAGAACCTAACACACTTCCGCTGATGGATTGCACCAATAAATTAGAACCACTTCCAGTCTGTACGAACACAATCCAAAATACGCCAGCGGTTCCAGGGACCAATCCAAAGTTAAAACAATCGGTTGAATCAACAACCACGTAACCGCATGGACTCCAAGCGCTCCAAGTTTGGGACGTGATATTGAAGATGAAAAATTCACACCGAATTCTAGCAGGTCCAGACTCACTCACTTGACCTACAATAATTATGCTGTTGTCACCACTGCGATAGGCCACGGATGGATTTTCGGCGCTGTCATTTCCATTCGTTGTTACAGTAGGAGAAGTACCCCACAATTCCGTAACGGTATCGAACGTCAAAATTGTCATGAAACTTCCGGTGGAACTTACCACATAAATTGTGGTGCCATCAGTTAAGCTCGCTGGATTTGTAGAGCTGATTGTCGGGGCATGCGTCGAGTCCTGTTCTACCCACGTAATTCCATTGTCAGATGAACTGAACATGTGAATATGACGACCGAAAAAGTCATAACACATTTGATACAAAATACCAGCGATGATAAAAGGACCGCCATTATTCGGGTTATCAGAAGCAACGTCGAAATTGCTAGAGATTTCTACAGGTGTCGCCATTGCACCATCCTGGTACTTGTAAGCTCAAGTTTATCATGATATGATGTGGTCCTCAAGCTGAGTCTGGGCTTGTTCTCCATAATATCTTGCAAGGGTAGACATGGCAGAACTCAAAGATTTTCGGCACGCCGTAAGTGTGCTTAAAAAACAAGGTCTGATTTCAGGCCGAACGTCGAGCGGTCAAAAAATCGACGCCAGAAGTGCCCTTCCAAATTGGAAGATAAAAGGTAAGAAACTTTCAACACTAGTTAAAAAGTATGACGATGTTGTCACCGGCAAAGCAACCGCTGTAAAGGTACCACCTAAAACCCTTAAACAATTTCGCAAGTCTGGATTTGAGACAGCAAACAAGCGCGTCCTGGTTCCACACTCAAAATCTGAAACAGCTCAATTCAAAGGTGGCGAAATGGCCATCAAAAACAAATCGGGTATTGAGCGTGTTCAAATCCCCGTCGAGTATCAGAACCTCAATCAGTACCTACGCGATCTAAAGAAAAATTCAGAGCTTATCAACCGCATGAAAAAACGTAATGAGTATTTTGGTATTCGTTTTTTTGGTGGTCAACGCGCCCAATTCTACTCTGACATCGAAAGTCTCATTGCCGATCTTAGCCGGTATGAGGACATTCAAAAAGTAACATCCCGAGCCAAACAATCTGAGATCTACAAAAATCTTGAAATCCTTCGCATGAACCGGCAAGGTGCCGAAACGGTCGAGCATCAAATTCATGAGCGCAAACGTACTCGCTCGAAAGAGTACAATCGCCGCGCCATGAAACGGTATCGGAATCGTATCAAATCAAAACCACGTCTGCTAGCAAAGAAGCGCGAAGGCGATGCCCGCCGCATGCGAGAATACCGCAAGCGTATGAAAGGCCCACGTCGCGCTCACTATCTCAAACAGGCAAAAATTCGCTCCAAAAAAGCGAAAGCCAAAAAGAAGACGCGCAAAGGAAAGAAGAAATGAAAATCGCTGTAATGGATCTTGAAACCGATCCATTTGAATATGATAGAATGATCTATCCTTTTGTGGCTGGATTTTACGATGGCTCTCACTATAAGTGTTTCTGGAGTGACAACTGCATCGAAGAAATATCAACTTTTCTTGAAGATTACAAAGAACCTCTCGTTATCTATGCTCATAACGGTGGTAGATTCGACTACTTCTACTTTCTTCCAAAAATCAAGCGCAACGTTCGTATCGTCAATAGTCGCATCATCCAAGCTTGGCTAGGAAAACATGAGTTAAGAGACTCCTACGCTATCATGCCCTTCGCGTTGGAGACCTACAAAAAGACTCCAATCGATTACAACAAATTCACTCGTGCAAATCGTGAGAAGCATCGGCAAGAGATTATTTCCTATCTCAAAGACGATTGCATTGATCTGCACACTCTCTGTGTAGCCTTTCAAGCTGAGTTCGGAACTGCTCTCACTATTGGCAGCGCATCTATGAAGCAACTGAAAAAGTTCCACACATTCAATTGCGGAAATCAGATCTATGACGGTCGCCTCCGCAAAGACTTCTATTTTGGTGGTCGCAACCAATGTTTCAAAACCGGCATCATCAATCGTCCAGTTAAAATTTATGACGTAAATTCAATGTACCCTTTTGTAATGCGGCATTTCCTACATCCTGTTTCAACCGGATTATATGAAGGCAAAACCATAGATGATCGAACTGCCTTCATCTCTGTCGAGGGTAAAAATCATGGTGCTTTCCCAGTTCGGTTACAAGATAACTCTCTTGACTTCACACAAACCGTGGGACTATTCCACACTACCATTCATGAGTTTAATACCGCCATCGAAACCGGAACCTTCACTCCACATAAGATCCATCGTACTATCGGTTTTTCGCGACGTGAATCCTTTGCTGATTTTGTCACTCACTTTTATAACGCGCGAGCGAAAGCAAAAGCAGAAGGCGACAAAATAAGAACTATCTTCTACAAATTCGTAATGAACTCCTGTTACGGTAAGTTCGCACAGAATCCAGAAAACTATGCGGATTGGTTCATTACAGAACAAGGTGAGTTTCCAGAGGACTATCACACTTGCGAAAAAAGCTGTGATGATCCCTGCCGCAAACTCTGGACGCCATCTTTCATGTGTGAAAATTACATTATCTGGGAAAGGCCGTTGCATGAGCTTAACTACTTCAACGTGGCGACCGGTGCCTCCATCACAGGTGCCGCCCGAGCTGTCCTCCTACATGGTCTATCAAAAGCCAATCGTCCTTACTACTGCGATACCGACTCGATCATCTGTGAGTCGCTTACTGGCGTCACTTTATCCGAGTCCGAACTCGGAGCTTGGAAATTGGAAGCAAGCGGTGAGAGTGCCGCCATCTGCGGAAAAAAGCTCTATGCAGTTTTCGATGCCTCAGGAACCTGTATCAAGAAAGCACACAAAGGTGCCCGTCTTGAAGGTAACGATATTATTCGCATCGCCAAAGGTGAGACCATAGAAAGCATCAATCCGGTTCCCAACTTTAAACTCGACGGTTCGCATACCTTCACAAAACGAAACATCAAATCAACAGGACTCCAGTACTAGGTAGTTTTTATTGGTTCAAATTACTCCAATTGTGGTACACTACAAATGGAGGTAATTATGATCCCTTGGATTGCAACCGGCCTTGCCTTCGCTCTCGCAATGGCTTTCCTGTGCTACCGTCTCAATCGCTATAACAAAGAAGCGGAACAAAGAGAACGAAACGAAATGATGTCTCGTTTGGATTGGAAACGTATCGAGGATATTACCCGCCGCAAATCGGAACGCACTGGAGACTGGCTATGAACGGCAACCGCGCCTTCTGGCTTCATTCCGCCGATACCTGGTTGTCCCTCGCAATTATGGCCATGCAACCCGATGTCCCAAACTGCCTCTCTAAATTTGATGATGCTGTAAGAGAGCTATGTTGCTAACTTCACCAGTGCCGCTAGAACATACACGATGCTGCTACACCGGTTCAACTGGTGATGAACCTTGCACCAAATTTGCACAGTTCGAAATCAGCTACATCCTAAACCGTACACTGCTCCGGTACCAATACTGCCCGCCACATAAGCGACTAGTAGAACGTGACCTTAATAATCTTCATATCAACTTCGCTGTAATGGAACTCCGATGAGAACTTTCTCAAATATTCAAGACGCAGAAACATGGTGCAAACTATTGAAAGCTGGACCATGCTGTATTATTTTTGATAACTGCACCCTCCCCGGCGGGACACCTCTAGTACTACTTTGGGATGGTATCTGTGAGATCGATGGGGCTGATGATGTC